CAGAGCTAGTTATTGGAGCAATCTTATCATGACCTACTTGTTGACTGCCTATATGTGCATTATCAATAGACCCATCTACATAGTGTTGTGAGTCTATTTTATCATTACCAATAGTAACTGCACCTGCATTTGATAGAGTTACATCACCTGAAACTGCTACAGCTGTTGGTACATTTGAACCATTTCCTACAAGGATTTGGCCACTTGTAACATTAGCAAGTTTGCTATGTGCAATTGCTGCTGCTGAATTAATATCAGCATTAACAATAGTACCATCAGCAATCTTGGCAGATGTTATCTGACTGTCGGCAATATGAGCAGTATCAATACTACCATCAACATATTGGTCACTGTCAACTGAGTTAGCTGACATATGAGCTAAATCTATTGACCCATCAACGTATTGATCGCTATCTACAGAGTTAGCTGACATATGTGCTAGATCAATTGAACCATCAGTGTAATGTTCTGAATCTAAAGCATCATCAGCAATTTTAGCACCAGTTATAGCATCTGCTTCTATTTTAACACCTGTTACAGCACCATCTTTTATCTTAGCTGTAGTTACTGTTTGGTTTTGTTCTTCTTGTAACGAACGTAAAGCTTGTAACTGGTTATTATTAAGATCCCCAGCTTTAACAGAAGACCCAGCAGTATAAGTTGCTTTAGCATTGTCTACATCTGTGTCTCTGAAAATTCGTATATTTTTAGTACCAGCTCCTGGGATATTACCAGAAGTGAATACTACATTACCACCATTAGCCGTGGAATAGCTTGTTATATTATAATGAGAAGAAGTAGTTTTGATTACATTATCAACTTCTACTACTACTTCTGCTTCTTTAAAAGTAGGGAAGGTAAAGGCGAAGGTGGTAGTGGACCCATTCCCATCATAATCGTGAAATGTTGTAGTTGCCATAATTATTTATACATGTTGAGAAGGGAATTAGTGGTTGATACGCCTTTTTGGAATGATCTAGATTTAGATTGTTTCTCTGCAGTTATTAAAGCTTGTACCTCTGGATGGTTAGATAACTGAGCCCATGCACGTTTTCTAGCTCTCTCAAAGATTGCTTTAATACGTTTGTTATGATAGTAATCTTTTGTATTATAATTACCTCTATTATTACTTCTAATATCATTTTGATATTCTTCTAAAGAAGCAATGATTTTTGGTAGTTTAGAAAGTCTATTTAATTGAGCCTCTAAGTTTTGTTTACCGATAGCTTCTTGGAACATAGATCTAACTAAAGGTGAATCAGATAAATCTATACCACTAGGTGAAAAATATGTAGACATTCTTAAATCGTAACCACTATCAAATAAGAAACTTCTACCAGGGCTATAATCTAAATTCAGTTGTATAGGACTTACAGCATTAAATGCTCTAGTAAAGAAGTTATGATCTTTAATAGGTTTACCATTTAATACATCATATTTTATAGGTAACTGTCCTCCACCTGCTAATTGTTCAGATATAAGGTTTCTGTTTCTTATGGATTGATCAATACTAGAACCTAATTCACGTGTATAAGGTGTAAATAACTTACCTAATTCATTCCTTAGACCTGCTAAAGGTACTTGGTTATTCATTAAATTAGCTAAGATCCTATCTCTTTGTCCAGGACGACCTGCAAATAAATCGACAAATTGAGTTAACCCTGCAAGGTAAGACTTACTTGTAATACCTTGTGCTATAACTAAACCAAGTTTTCCTAAATTATCTTCAGTCCACTCATCACCCATCAATTGTTGATGATCACCTATATCACCAATTATAGAGAATATTTGGTTAAATGGTTCCATAGAATCATAACCAACCCATACTCCACCGATATTGATACTTCTAGGTATCCATCCAGCATCTAACCATACTTGACGTTTCTGCCTGTCTGTTGGACCATTACCTGTAAGATTACCACTCATATAAGACCAGCTAGCTAAACTGATTAAAGAGTATCCCATAGCTATTCTGCCTTGAGATAAGTCTCTAGCATTCATAAGGTCTTCAGGTGAATATATACCATACTTATTAAGATGAGTTAAAGGTGCATTTATATCTGCATATCTTATATCATTTACTTCCCTAACTAAACGGTTGAATACAGGAGTATGCTTAGCTGTAAGCTGTAAACCGTTGACACCAGTTCGTGCAAACAAAAAGAAAGGTTTTGCCAATGGAAAACTATTAAATACATCTGCTAAATTTTTAGAAAATCCTGTTAAATCTTGAGTTAAAGTTACTTCTTTTCTAGCTGCTTCTATTGCTGCATCTTTTATATTACCATTAGCATCAAAGATTTCAGCATAGAATTTATCTTCACCCTGCCTTAGCATTTCAGGTGTAATTTCAGTAAGCTCACCTTTGTTGAAATTCTCCATAGCTTCAAGATAAGATCTACGTCTCATCTCAGCTCTTCCTAAAATAAATGCAAAGGAATCATCTGTAGCAGCCATCAACTTTGTGGAATAAGTTAAGAATTTACTGTTGTTCCATGCTCTGGCTTGATTAGCCATACGATACCAAAGCTTATCCCAGAAATCTACATTAGGATCTGTCTCTATAAACTTACCAATTAAATCCCACTGATCATCAGCTTTAGTTGATTCATAGAATCTTGTCCTAATAGTTGCTATGTCACCATTCCAATAAGAGCCTAATCTAGTTTTAAATAAATTAAATGATTCAGGTATAGCTTCCATCATAGCATTTAGGGATGCTAATCCTGCACGTGCTGCAACTCCATCTCCTCTCATTCCGGCACCAATTGCCATTGACAACGGTCTAAGGAATGTAGCAGTTGATGTACCCATCATTGCACGTATAGGCGTCTTAGGTCCGCTTAAAACACTATGTGAGAACATAGTACCTAGTTCTCTTATTAATGCACCAGTTTTTTTAACTCCGTCAATCTCTCCACCTTTAATAGATTTTTTAACCCAATGTTCAAAATCTTCTAATTGGTTAACTTCTTTAATACCAGAGAATACTTCCCATAAAGCTTTCGTTAAATCAGGACTATCTGCATCTGCAGCAAGTTTTAACATAGATTTAAGTGATTCTTTGGTTCTATCCATTTCCTCAACTAAAGCATCATCTATAGTTTTTCTGACTTGACGCTGTGTTTTACCAACACCGATCTTTCTGAATTGATCGGACATAACCATACGTGTACGTTTGGTTTCAGTTAAAGCTGTAATAATTTTATCATAGATAGCTTTAGCTGGTCCATCTGCAGCATTAAGATCTACTAAATTTTCTATCTCTCTACCAGAAATACCTAAATCACGTATCTCCCTTAGAAGCGTACCTATGATCAAATCCGCTGATCCTAGTTGTTCTGGTAACCAAGTAGTTATAGTATCTACAACTGCGCCTTTACTCATTACAGGCCAATCTACTGTGGCTGCAAAGAATTCTTTAAAGTAATCTTCTGTAGGTGTATCGATAGCATTTCTACCTTGAGTAATACGATGGACTTGTTCCATAGTATCTATCCAAGCATCTGCCATAGTGCTTTGACCAGCTTTTATAGCAGCTATTTCTGCTTGATACTTACTGCTACTTAAAACACTTTTTGCAAATTCTTCAGCTTCTGCTAGTCCCCACCGTTCTAATTCAACAGGAGTTAAAACAGAATCTGCTGAACCTTCCTCAGCTCCATAATCTGTACGGATTTGTTTTAGTTGTCCTCTGACATCATCTATAGTTCCATTAGATGTAGGAGCGCCTTGGTGAGATCCAGTTATATTACCGTTTTTATGACCACGTGGATTAGGATCATCTAATTCTAATTTACCTTTTTCTATTACTTGATCCTTTATACTTTGAATCCTAGCTTCTCTTCTAGCTTTTAAACCATCCCAACCTTTACCTACAGACATTTGAAATCCATCAAATAAGACTCCAATACCCATACCTTCTACTACATTCTTGAAGGTTTTCATCAATGGGTGATCATATTTATTAGTAGAGATGGGTGTATCTAACCAACTCCACTTTTGTTTTACTACTCCTAATAAGTTATCATCTTGTGAGTTTCTGGAAAGCAAATCAGCTCCAGCACCAGTCGCCATACTTCGAGTAATACGACCACCCCAACCTAACATTTTAGTAGTGGCTTGTACTCCTGTAGCAGCTTTACCTAGAGCGCCTAAAGGCATCATCATAGTACCATAGTGTACCATACCTCTAAGTAAATTACCCATCCAGGTTTTAGTTATAATAGGATTATCAGGATCAGTGAATGGATCAAAGTCAGGTCTATATCTACCAGTAGTATAAACCTCCTCTTGATATTCACCTGTAATCATATCTACAAAGCGTTCAGGTGCAGTAACTATAGAAGAGGCAGTATCTTGTAAACCACCTCCTACTATTGAACCAGCTTCCTTAGCATAATCTCCTAGATCCCAAGGACCATCGTCTCTAGAATCTTGAGGAGGTGCTTCAGCTAATGCTTTGTCCTGTGCTTCTACTGCTTTGTAGTGCTCTGCTCGCTGCTCTTTATACTTTAATTCTTCTTCATTTTGATCTAACTTATGACGTAGATATTCATCGTGACCCATTAAACTAGGATCAGTTCCAGATTGTGTCATGTTACCTTAGTAATTATACGGGAGTTTGTGTTGAACTTAACCTTGCTAATGCATCTCCGTGGAGATCAGGTAGTAAGTTTTCACGTCTGTTTGCCCATGGAACGTTTTTTTCTAATGCTACTAATTCATCAATTGGGGTGAGTAATGCTAACCATGATATGTCAACACCTATAGCAGCTTTAGCATTTATATTAGCATTATATTTTACATTATTTAAAAGTAATTGTATCTGAGTTGCTTCATCAAAAACAGTTTCTGGAGTTAAATCACCAGATTCTAGCCCTCTTAATATTTGATCTTTATTTAAACCGTATATACCAACTTTACCAAGAAAACCTTGATCCATTTGATTAACGATCTGACCTAAATTCATACTACTAACAGGTTGTATCCAACTACCTTGTCCTAAATCATCTACTCGTCTCTTAGTATTTGAACTGTCATGATAACTATCACTAATAGAACCTCCATTAGGACCATATGTAAAGGCATTAACACCTCCATTTACTATAGCTTCAGCTTCTTGTAGGCTTTCACTAAACCATTTGGCTGGTGACTCTTTTAAAGTTACTAAAGAACCATCAGAACTTTTGTCTTCAGGTACCTGCATAGTATTATTAACTAAGCCATAGGTCATATCAGCAGTATTTCTAGGATTCTGAGCTATTTGTAATTCTTCTTTAGTATTTAATCCTTCATAAGTTCTCATAGTAGAAGGTAGATTAACGAATTGTCCTTTTGGAGGAAGTCCTTCTGCTGAAGCAGATCTAATTTGTCTATATTGAGCATTAGCAATTGCCCACCAATTAATAGTTCTACCACCCTGTCTTTCATCAGAAACTCTACGAGCTAAAGCTCGGTAGTAACTTTCTACTTTTGGATTTATGTAACCTCGCTTCCCATCCTCTACTAATAATTTCTTTATATCTGTCGGTGTATAAGGTAATACTTCACTGTTTATAATACCTGGGTTGTTAATAATTGCTTTCTGATCTCCAACAACTGCTTTTTCTAGAACAGCTAGAGAATCAAAATTAGGATTATCAACTATCAAAGCTCCAGTACTATCAACTTTAGCTACTGCATGACCGCCTTCACTACCTGGTTTACCTAACCCTTCAGTTACAGCATGTTTCCAAGCATCTTTATAAATAGTATCTGCATCTGTTACTCCATCATTTATATTTTTTGTGACTCGATCCCAAAATGCTCCTTTTACATTCTGTAAAGTAGCTGTATATTGAATACCTCTAGCTCCCATATGTCCTTCAGATTGGAAGTATGTATTAACTGAAGCTTCGAGTAATTTATTAGTTGGGTCTCTTTTAGGCATCAACGGATTACTTACAAACTGTCCGTAGTACTGTTTGTTCTGTTGATTCATACCTTCTAAAACATCACTATTGATAGGCTCACCTTCTCTTAAAAGATAATCAGCACGTGCTTTTTGATCTACATTAACTCTGTCTTTAGAATCGTGATAAGCAAACCATTCTGAATAACCATTGGTTCCCCATTTATCTTGCCATCCACTAGCTAAAGCTTTTGTTAATTCAGGACCAAGAACACCTGAATAGTTACTTACTCTACCTCTAGCTATATCTACTAAGACACTTGCATCGACTGATCCTGGATTAGCAGACCTAAGTCTATCAATAGCTTGTCCAGATAATACTCTCCAATTAGTACGTTCGTTAGCTGTTTCTTGTTCTCTTATTTGTAAATTCTTTTTCCTTGCAGTTGTTACAGCAGCTTGAAGTCCATTATTAGTTGGCCAATATCCTGGTTTTTCTCTTCCGTCTGGACCAAAAGAACTTGTTAAACTATGAACACCTCCATCGTTACCTATAAATTTTCCATCTAATGCACCATCTAATGCTGCAAGTTGCTGTTCATTTAACATTCCAAGATTAGCTCTATTTACTAATTCGTTTCTTAACCAATCAGCGGCTGCAGAACCTCCACCATATCTACTACCTTCATTAGCATACCAACTTGTTAAAGCTGCAGCTGCTGTATCTTTTGCTTTTTCAGGATTACTACTTAATTGAAATGCATTAGTAACAGCACTTAAAGCTGAATCTACATCTTTAGTTTTTTGTGCTGTTTGCTGTATTTTTTCAGCATTAATTTCTTCGTTAGTTGCGAACTCTTTATTATGAGTTCTTATACGTGGCATTAAATAACGATTAATAAGCCTATGATCTGTAAAGCCATCTGTCTCGTTACCTTGGAATTGTCTAACGAATAACCTATTTGTTTTTAAAAGCCAAGCAGCTTTAAGTGCTCTCCAGTTTGGACCTAGGCTTGAGTTCAAATCATTATAACTTAATACCTGATCTTTCCCTATCATGCCTTCAATATTTAACCCAAACTTAGAATCCATATCAGCCGCAGATAAAGTAATACCACCATCCGCTTTTGATCTTCTAGCTAATCTATGATATTCAGTATACTGATTTGCTCCATTATTGAGCCAATCTATCACATTTGTATATGGAGTTTGAGCTTCAATAAAAGCCCTTAATTCGTCTTTATGTTCTGGTCCTAAATCGTCTATACCCCTCTGAGTTTTAAACGCATTGATTAATAAATCTCTTTTTAATAGTTGGCTATTAATTTCAGCACCTAAACTTCCTAGGTCTTTATTATAATCTTTAGGAAGTTTAGTTATATCCTGATACCATTTAGCATATTGTTTGTCTTGATTTATTCTTTCAAACTCTGGTTTAAGTGCCTTTATACCAGACTCAGTTAATTTAAATAAATTCTCAACATGTGTATCTTTTTGTGCTCCACGATTATTTTCTATCTCAATTAGTTGAGAAAAATGATTAGTTAAGTCTTGTTGAAAAGCTTGGGTGTTAGCGGTAACAGTATCAGTATATTGTTGAGGTTGTACAAAACCCGCATCACCTATCTGAGCTGCTTGTAAAAATGATTGCGTCATTATGCTAGTTCATCTCCTGTTTTAGTGAAGAAATCAAAGAATTGTTTGTTTCCACGGGTTCCATCTGCAGCCACTTGTGAAGATTGTCCAAATGCTCCTGCACCACCTGCTCCTGTAGCAATAGACAATGCTTGAATACCAGCTTCTGTAAGCTTCTCACCCCAACCTTTAAATACAGGTTTAGGTGGTGCGATAGTTGGTGATGGGGGTATACCAAGTTTAGTAAGTGCAGCATTTTGTCTGCTTTGCATTTCATACCCAGCAGCCCTCATACTAATCTGTGCTCCTTCTATTTGGTTAGCTAACTGTGCTCTTTGACCTGCTTGCATATGTAGCGCAGCTCTATCTTGAGCTTTACCAGCTCTAGTAGATCTACCAGGACCAGCAACTTTCTGCACTTGTGCAAATTTTTTAGCTAATGCTTCGTTATTTTTCAATGCGTTGCTTATCGTTATAGCAACTTTATAATCAATATCAGCTTTTCTACGTGAATGTGCTAAATTGATTGCATCTTTATTTTTAGCGTAATCTGTTTGTTTGACTTTAGTTACGATGTTCTTTCCATGCTGCTCCATTTCTGCAGCATGTAATTGATGTTCGTATGCTCTAGCCTTAGCCTTTGCGGCTGCTGCTCCTTGACACACGGCAAAACTCTATAAAGGACAATTGGTTGGGTCCGTGAGAAATTTCTCGTAGAAATTTGAACCCTAAAAATTTGAGTAGTTTCAAATGAACAGTGTTGCGTTTGTCAACTATGTTCCAAAGCAACGGTTCAGGTCTACTCTCAACCCACCGCTTTGCTTCTCTAGCAAATGTAATTGGATACTCTTCGATTGCAGGTGTGCATACCATCCATATCTGACCTCCTGGATCTACTCCGGCCACTCCGGCAGTCTTGCCGTTAGGCACCTCGAACCATACACAGGAGCCTTCCTGAGCTGCCAAAGAGAGGGTTTCTGTAGGATCTACTCCCCAACCCTCTTCGGCTTCTCTACGGTCATCTGGACGTAGATTAGAGGCTACATCCATAGCAGCCTCCATCGTTATAGGGTGAACGTATTGATCTAATTTAGACACGTCGATAAAACATGGGTGAATAATCACCTTCCCACGACATAGAATGTAGTGTGGCAGGTGCTGGGTGTGTGGATTTAAGTGTTAAATCTACGTTTAAATTTTTCTCATAAACTGGTATCGTTTTCTGTATCTCTTCTAAGTAAGGTGCATCTGATGCGTTATACTCATCTAAGTCTGTAGACTCATAGATTTCTGTATAAGCATCTTTACCTACCCTAGTTAATGTAGTTTCATAAAGACCTATCTTACCAAAGTTTATGTTCACTCTATGAATAATAAGTGATGCATTTACATCAGCTACAGTTTTCTCACCTGATGATTTTGTTACATACATTCTAGGGAAATCAATTTGATAATCATAGAGATACCCTATATTCAATGTAGCACTAGACCAATCTCCAGGTACTGTGAATGAGGTAGTAGATGTAGCAGTGGTTTCAGCGTACCTACCTTCTCTAGCAGTATTCGAATCTGAGTCAACTAGTACAAGTTTACCATTAGGTGAGGTTACATTTGGCATCCAACTTACACTACTGAATGTAGTTAGTTGTGTTGTATCACTATAACTACCGCCACTAATTGTAGTATAATTATCTAAGTGTAGTAAATAATTAACATCATCTTGATCTACACTTGGATCTGTATCACTCTGTACAATATTAAGAGTTTGTAAGAAACCATCCATGTCTAACATGTAATAGGTATCGTTAACTATAAAATGATACCTTATAGGATTATTAAACTTCCATTTAAACCATGCAGATTGCATACGTTTCTGACCAATGATCAAATACTTATATCCTACAACTGTATCTGTATTTGTTTTACCAAATAATAGTAAACCATTTTCTCTTGAGTTAGCTATTAAATCAATACTCTTATCTAATAATGTAGGTACAACAGTACTTTGATCAAAAACTATAGGCTCACCTTCTCTTTGTACATTAGCCATCTCCATAAATCTACTATACTTACCAGAATTATCTAAGTAACCTGTGGTAAGACCTAGAGAGAATGGAGGTACATGATGATTATAATTAAGCATTGATATGCTTCTTAATTTAGCAGTATCGTTATTTAATATTGCATCATCTGAAGATAATAAAAATTGTTGATTAGTACTGAACACTACTAATCCAGTAGTAGTTTCTATACCATCAAACAAATCTGATGGATAAGTTGAGCTAGATGTAATATCTATAGGATCTATATTACTAATTGTTAAGGCAGTCTGTGACCAGAAGTTAGTAAAATCAGAAGGTTTAGAACATATAACGCTTTCAGCAGATAAGAATATCAAACGATTTTGCCAAAATAATACTCGATTAATTTTGTTACTATTCTTAGCAAAGGTTGGTATAGGATTAGTATAATCATCACCTACTACACGATCCTTCCAAGTATTTTTCTTAACCAAGAAGTCTCCATCAGCTTGACGTTGTAGTATATGAGGCATTGTAGTAGCATCAAAACTTTTTACAATACCAGGCTCAGCACACTCTACCCAAGAACCTTTGCCATCTAAATCATTCTCTCCCTTAAACTTCATGTAATAGTCGTCTTCATTAGACATCTGGGTATTAGCAATTTTTATAATTGCACCATCCTTACATTGATTAGGGAGTTTTGTTACATCATTTATCTCACTACTAACTACATTCATTAGATCTAAATCAGTAGCTTCTACATTAAATGCAGTAGATCTTGTTAGGTATATACCATTACCTATAGTTGAATAAGTGAACCCACCTGGAAGTTCACCTATAATACCACCAAGAATAGTATCAGCTGTTACACATGTTGATTGATCGAATGGTGTGGGAGCAGGTCTAACTGCTTTTATATTAGCTTTAACTGTTGTTGCAACATGTTCTGTAACTTCAATTGTATAAGCTGAATCAACCCATGTTCCACCGCCTGCTCCATCACCAGATGTTCCTGGAGCATTGTTTAATGTTACACTTGTTGTATCACCATCTTCCCAATCTTCTCCACCATGTAATAACTCTACTCTTCTACTATAACTACATTGCCAGTTATCTGAACCTGGGTCATCGTCTGTATTTGTATGAGGTACTTGACCTTGTTGTCCTACAGTAGTTAATCTAAAAGTTAAATTTTTTCTAGATCCTGTATTTGTTTCAGCACCACTAAAGACTTGAGTACCTATACCAGGGCAGTGTCCTGAGTGACCTGATTCATATAAATTATCACTTTGTACTTTTAATCTAGTAGCAGTTTTAATAGTAGATGTGGTTTCGTCATCATAAATATTTAAACCATACTGTCTTCCATTCTCTGCTTTTTTAAGTTCTATAAATGCCCAATGAGTATGAGGTCTAGCGTCTGTAGTACCTGTTGTAGCTACAACTGTATCTCTATTATTAAGATAAGTAGTATCATTAATAGTTAACGCTTGTACATCTTCAGTATTACTAGCAGATAAGTAGGTAGTGATAGCTGTGTGATCAGAATTACTTCCATCATAAGCACTGTTATCTGTATGATACCATACATTTTTCTCAGTACCATCAGAACATTTCCACATTCTGATCTTACCATCAGTTGCTATCTGACCTATATAAGCACCTTCAGATTCATCACGATAGTAATGAAACCACGAACCACCTGCAGGTATAGCAGTACCACCTGAAGCTAATTTATCAGCACCTACACGTTTAGTACCAGGTCTTTTGTATAATCCTTTAGATAAATGAGGTATAGCATTCACTAAACTTTTAACCATGCCTGGATTTTTCTTATCATCTGATTGCTCAGATATACCTCCAACATAGTTGGGTACAGTTTGTGTAATTCCTGCCATTACCTTGCTAAACTCCTCCAGGGTTGATATCCAGTATACACACTATCTTCTGGCAGACCAAACATAGTATGATTACCTTGATTACATTCGTATTCTAAGCAAGCTGCTCTAGCAAATGATTCCCTAGTAGCTAGTAGTTGTACTAGTTGAGGGTTACCTACTAATTGTGTAGCTGCTCTACCACTTGCCATGTTAGTAACATACCTTTGAAATACAGAAGGTAGATCTTCAAAGGCAAATAGTCTTGTGATATCTAAATCTATACCATCATCTGGTAGATCATCCCAGTCATCAGTATGATCATACTTATCATATAAATATCCATTTCTTTTTACTACATCATATTGTCTATGTGACCAGCCTTTGGACACATCCATTTGAAGTATATCATTGCCTATTGCTATCTTCTTAATACCACCAACATCAGCTGGTATATAAGCTACATGTTTCTCGGTATTAAAATGCCAACCTTCGCTTTGTATATCTATGTTTGAGTCTCGTAGTAAGTTATAGACAAACTGAATCTCTGGGTTAGCGTTGGTAACTACACCTGTATTAGGATCTTTCAGGACACTAATAGGTGACTGACCAATAGCTCCCAGTATTGAGTTAACAGCGGAGAGTTCGGTCTCGGTATCTACAGTTGTGGAAGCCATAAAGTTATATAAAGAAAAAAAGAGGAGTCCGAAGACTCCCCTATGTACATTACCATGCAGCAGGTGCGGTAGCTGTACCAGCGTACAGTTCCACAGCAGCAGCAGGGTTAAGCCAATCAGCTCCCATAGCCAAGCGTCCTAGTATGACATCGCCCTGATAAATCACGGATACATCACCTGAAGTTACTTGTACTTGAGGTCCAATTGCTTCGACAACACCTGCAGCTTCCTTCTGGAAGATAAGTCCACAGCTGTTTTCGAAGTCAGAGTCACCATTACCGTAGTTGTTTACGGTCTCAGTTCTCTCGTCTTGCATCACTGCTTCGACGAAGCTACCTTTGTTCCCTGGATCAGTTGTTCCTGGGTTAGTAGCAGATGCAGTACCATACTTAGCACCGAATCTTCCGAAGTAAGGGATGTTCATTGACTTATAGATCTTGATTCCGGCGATCTCGTAAACACCCTTACCTGATTGTAGGGCATCTCCTTGCTCGTCACGGTTAACAAGATAAGCACCAAGACCAGAACCATCTAGACCCTTAATAAGAGCATAGTATTGGCGTGGGTTTAGTACACCTACACGTCCTTCAGAGCTAACTCCCTTCTCATCTAGAGCAGCAGCTGCATCATAGAATGCAGTCACGATCTTATCTGGATCTAGTGCGTCAGAAGCTGCAGTACCTGAGGAACCAATACGGACTTGAGTTCCGCCTGGTTCTACGAAGTTTGTCTTCGTGACAGGTGATGCTTTACGTGCAGCCTGTGTAATTTTACGGAAGATCTTACGGTCATAATTCTCTGCTAGAGCATAACCAATCTTACGTGAAATCTCACCCCTTAAATCGTAGTGGGCAAGTGTTTCATCTAATTCATATACAAATGCACTTGAGATCAATAGATCGTCACAAGTGATTGTCTTCTCAGCTACTGGAGGAG